GACCGTAACTCCATCCGCTCCCGAGGTTCGCATGAGCGAGCGTACTTTTGAGAACACAGCCAAGAAGCAAATTGCGGCAATCGAGCATCGCTCATCAGAGCAATATCGTGACGCTTTCAATTCGTATTTGTCGCGTGGTGAGCATACCAATCCAATGGAATTGCGCGTGTTGAACGAGGGCACTGGTGGTAGTTATTTGATGCCAATCGAATACGACTCTTTAATGACAGCAAAAATTTCCACGATGACTTGCCTTCGCAATTTGGCTCGCAAATTGGATATTGGGTCATTTTCTCGTGAGTTCGTTTACGAAAGCACAACAGCAACTGCCTACTGGCCAGGTGAGGCTACTGCCCCGACTGAAGCAGTTCCAACATTCAACAAGATCACTTTGACACCAAAGCGATTGAGTGCGATTGTTCGCATTTCGAATGAACTTGTGGAAGATACGACCGCTCGCGGAAACATGAGCGTCGCATCAATCATGCAAGAGCAATTTGCTCGCGTGTTTGCTCAGACTGAAGAAGCGGCTCTTTTACCTCACACCGATGTAAGCGGTGCTCCTACTTCTTTGTTCAACACATCAAGTCTGCCAACCAGCGCGGCGGGTGCTTCAACCATCACAGCGCAACAGATCATTGATTGGGTCTATTCGTTACCTCGTCAATATCGCGTGCATCCATCCTGTGCAATGATCGTGGCTGATTCAACTCTCGCAGCATTGCGTGCGTTGACTACTCCAGTGACGACTACCACAACTGGTGCGGCTGCTCCTGCGTACTTCTGGCAGAACGGATATCAGAACGGCGGAAGCGGTTCTGCTCCTGAGCCAGATCGAATCTTGGGTATTCCTGTGTACACATCCGCTGCGGTCAATGCTCTTGCAACTGGCAAGTTCGTTGGTCTGCTCGGTGCGTTCGATTACTGCTTGTTTGCAAGCGCGCAAAATTACGAAGTGAAGGTACTTCGTGAGCTTTTTGCGGCGACGAACGAGCTTGGAATCGTCGCAAACAGCCGTATAGACGCAAAACTGCTTTTGCCGACATTGGCTTTCACTGCGCTCAAGTGCGCCTAATCACTGAATTGAATTGACACAACCCCCGGCTCGCAGAAATGCGTGCCGGGGATTTATGGCGAAGGTGCGAATGATCCATACTGCGGCTGACGGCAAGAATATATTTCTCGCTGGCGATGTCCACGATGTCGCTGATGTGATCGCCACAGGTTGGATCACAAGTGGCGTTGCAGAGTGGGCTGAAGACGAGGTGCGTTGTTGCACTAAAGCCGTGCCGTGCAAAGCAGTAAAGAAGGGAGCGACTCCGCGATGAAGGGAAACGCATACATCCCATTCATGCGATCTCGCGGCGACGGCTCCACGCTGAATTTGGATTTCACCAAGATGAGTGCTCTAGATTCGCGGTTCACATTCACGCGCTCGACTACAGCCACATACATAAATTCATCGGGCTATGTTGCCAGCGCGGCTATAAACGAAGCGCGCTTTGAATGTGACGCTACCACGCTTGCGGCAAAGGGGCTTTTGATTGAGGGCGCGGCTACAAATCTTTTAAACTTTAGCGAAACATTTGCAACCACCGGCGGCACAAACAACAATTGGACTGACACAAATCTAACGCGCACAAGCACAAACAACACTAGCCCGCGCAATGACGCAACGGCGTTACGGATCACAGCCAGCGCGGCCAATGGAACGATTATAAGTTCAGCGGCATTGGGGACATCTGCGGCGCGAACGCTTTCGGTTTGGTTGCGACGCGTTACAGGTACAGGCAACATTCAATACACACTCGACAATGGATCAACATACACTACGCAGGCAATTACAGCGGTGTGGGTTCGCTACACATTTGCAACTACAACGGCCGCACAACGCGTAGGTTTTAGAATAGTTACTAGCGCAGATGCCATTGAAATATGGGGAGCGCAGTTAGAAGACGGCACTGGCGCAAGTTCCTACATTCCCACCACCACCGCGCAAGTGGCGCGGGCTGAAGATGTTTGCAACATCGGAACTATTACCGCGTTTAATTACTCCACGACAAATGGAACGCTTTTCTATTCGGGCGTGATTACAAAGCAAAACACAGGCGCATATCCTATTCGTTTAGGATTTTATAAAACGAACACCGATGAAAAATGTTTTAATTTTTTAACAAATACAAACACTTTATTTTTTAATGCGACAGGCGCAGTATCGGCAGAAACATCCAAACCGTTTACGATTAACACCGCGTTTAAAGCGGTCATGTCTTTAGATGCCTCACTAGCCACGGCTGAAGTCATTGTAAATTTAAACGGTAGCACTGGCTCGTCAGGCGCAACTGCACTAACTGCAACCAACATACCCACACAATTTAGTTTCGGGCAAGCTGGATACGGCGCAAATTTCCCATGCGGAACTATTGCGGCTGTCAAGTATTGGCCACTAACCAAGACGGCGGCAGAATTGGCGGTGTTAACAGCATGACCGATTATTACCTACGCACATCCACAAAATCAAATATGGAAGCGTGCTTATTTGCCGCTGGCATTGCTACGGTTAAAGATGGAATGTTGATAGTCGCTGAAACATATACCGTCGACATGATCGGCGAGGCCGATGGTGACTCCCGCTATCACGCAAACCTACGGGTCTGCGGCGATCTCACCCAACTAGACGAACTCCCGATCCTCGACCCCGCACCGACAACTCCGATGAGGGTATTCGCATGAGAGTCAACACCACGATCACGACCGCTCCGAGTTTTGAACCGATCACCACTGCTCAATGCCTCGCGCATTTGCGCGTGTTTCATTCTCTAGATACCACATATATCCAAGCCAGCACCAGCGGGTCGACATCGATCATCACGACAGCCCGCATGATGATCGAGAACTATTGCGGCATTGCAATCCCGAATACCACATTCACATCGGTCTACGATTCGTTCCCGCAGAACACGCTAGTGCAAGGCTCTAGCGGCGAGGTCTACAACGGATCGTCATACGAGATCGCCTTGCCGCGCTCGCCGCTAGTCAGCGTCACGAGCGTGCAGTATGTCGACACGGCGGGCAACACGCAGACGCTGTCCGCGTCAACCGATTACACAGTAAAGTCATACAACGGCATTGGACGCATTCAATTACTAGACGGC